AGTACCCATTAGTCTAAGTCCTCCTTAATAATGATTGTGAAGTAACCGTTGTTAGGGAACGTCTCTACTGTTGTATCCGCGTAGGTGACTTCGATCTCACCGTAGTAGGTACCAGCTGTGTCTGTGTCTCCAGCTAACCAATCGTACTTAACAACGCCATTAACATCGTCTATGATAGTTGCAGGAGCGTCGATCTTAAGTGAGGTTGCGCCAAAAGCCTTCATGTGAAAACGGGCAGAGGCACCAGCAAGTCCGATACCATTGCCATTGGCGTCTGTTAGAGTTACGGACAGCACAGGCCCAGTGTCGTTTGTTTTGATACGAAAAGCCATTAGCCTACCTTAGCATTGTTGTTACTGTTGAATTGAACTGAGTTACCATTTACAACCTTTGCTCTACTGCCGATCCTTGTACTTCCTAAGTTAACCACACGGGCCAAGTTAGGGTTGTAGTAAGGTTCGCCCAACTGGTGCGCAGGCGAGATAAAGGCAGCAAACTCAAAGTTGTGGTCACCGATAAGGAGTGAAACACTTACTTCGGCGGCACCTGTCTCTACGTCATTTGATGACAAGATGTGAGACTGATTTATAGCAGGGAACTGTAGTATAGTTGCCCCAAGCTGGACTTCTTCGGCGGATAACGTCTCTTCCTCAGATATGGAAAGTGTTGCTACCGAAACAGAACCAGTGGTTAGTGTACTGGGGGATAGTTTCTCGTCCTGAGCTATGTCAGTGTCGTCTAGTTCGTGTGGTTCGGATAGCAACTCTAAGGTAGCTACCTTTTCGTCTTGCTGGATGGCTACCTGTAAGACCTCTGGTACCCCAAGGGAAATAGGTACAGCACTCAGAGTTTCTTCCTCTGACATAGAGGTTGCGGCAGGCCCCCCACCAAGGAAAAGATAAGCAGTGGCACCTAAAGTCTGTGTTTGACCTAAAGAGGGTACATCTACTGTAGGGACGCCAAGGTTAAATCCTTGTATCCCCAGTTCCTCACCCTTGACCATCGGTACGTCTGGTACTTCTACCGAACCAACCTCTAAGTTACTACCGACTGACAGAATCTTTAGCTCTGTCATTGCAGTAGTAGAGTTCTCTGGGAAGGTGGTTTCAATGTCCCTAGCTGCTAGGGTTTCTTCCTCTGAGATGTCTGTGTCGGGGAGATCGACAGAAGAGGCACTCAAGTCTACGGCGACAAGGGTTTGACCTTGATCTATAAGTGTGGTACCTAAGGTTGGGTCACCAAGACTTAGTGCAACAGAGGAAAGAACACTAACCTCAGTGAAATTAGTTTCTGGTATTACACAAGGGTCTGTATCAATATTACCAGAGGCAAAAGTCTCGTCCTCTTGAATGAGTGCAGTGGGCAATACGACAGATGCAGTATTAACGGTATTTGTATCTAGTATCTGACCTTGGTTTAATGTAACCGTACCTAATTCTGGAGTGCCAGAAGTGCCGAACAAAGCACCTAGTGTCTCTTCCTCTTGCATAGAAGTCGAGGACACAGTAGATGCACCAGTGGAAATGGAAACCGCAACTAAGTCAAACTCTGTCTCACCAAAGGATACGAAGGATGTAGATGCGAAAGGATTGTTACCAAACATGTAGTTCTCCTAGTTATCGTCACCTTCGCAACGTAGTCTTGTTGTGTATCTTTAAGGTCAGTAAAAGGGGTATCGGGACACTAGGTTAGCGAGGGGAACCTCTGTTGCCAACTCTCGTGCAGGGGGGATATACAAGATCATAGGTCAACTAAGTCGATTGTTAACTTGCCTACCGTACCATCTAACCCAAAGGTGAAGTTGTACTGAGGAAATGCCTCTGAGAAATAAACATAAAGGGCCGCAGCGGGGTGACCAATCTGATAAGTAGTAGAAAACCTCAAGTAGCCCTCAGAGGACAGAAACCTGAGTAGCTCTAAGAATAAGTTGCCGTACACATAAGATAGACCCCCGTTAACTGGGGCAGTCATACCATACTGAACGAAGACAGTGTTTCCCCCATCGACCACTTTTACTGCGCCCACTTGATTCATAAGCTGACCACCTTCGTAAGCTAGAATGAAGCTCAAGCTATGGTCGTTTTGTAAATCATACTTTGTTTGATTGGGGGTGTCTTGCCTGATAGCTTTACCGTACTCTACGAAATCATCAGGTCTCATACTTAAGCAGTGTAACGCATGGTCTCTGGCGAAAGGAGTGTTGGTCAACTCGAAGGTGTATCCATTACTTGAGGACATAAGGTACTCCTTTGGGGAAGTTTAGGTGTTGAAGGTGAGGGTAGAGTTGTAAATTAGGATATCTACACCAAACAATGGAACAGTGTTTTGGCCCGTGGAGAAAGTGTTGGTCATACTCTTGATGCAAAAATACTTTGACGAATGTGGTGCATTGGCGGTCTGTCTGGCCGCAGGCGGTATGTACGTTGTAGTTTCTAATGCTCCCTCATTAACGGAGGAATTGTAGTCCATACGGAAAGTACCCGAAACACTTGTAGGTAAGGGAGCGCCTGATAACCTCTCAAAAACAAGGTTACTTGCTATAAATTTGTCGACGGCCGTGGTCGCCCAACCAATACACCTGTAGACATAACTCCCATTAGTGCTTGCAACATACCACACGGCAGGGGCACTACCCGTGTTTGGGGGGGAGGTATGGGATGCTGCATTAGAACCGGTCATGAAAAGGATGGAATCATTTGTTATATTCATCCTTGAATTAGAGTTAGCGATGTAACGTCCACCCGTGTTCGCCGTAGGTCCAGAAGACTTACCGTAGAAGTCAGCAAAGTCGATAGCACCACTAGCAGGAATACCACTAGCGGCACCATAATACTCGTTAAGGCTAATAGGGTTAGACCCGCCAAACTCAGTCTGGATGTTAGCCAAAGAGATAGCACCTGATGTCTGTAATGCCATGTCTTACCCCTTCAAGTCATCTAGCTCTTGTTTAAGTTCTTTGATTGCTTCGACAAGCAGAGGTACTAGCCTTGCGTAGTCTACAGTTAAGTAGTCCTCGCCAGACTTAGAATATTCTTGGTCATTCTCATCAATACCTACATCGAAAGGTGCAGGGTGGATAGCCTCTGGCATAACTGCTTGTACAGCCTGAGCAGAAAGAGCTACCTGTTGCTTATCATTGTTGTAGCCATTCTCACGGGCAACTTCATTCTCTACGTAGTAGAACCCTTCGAGGGAACCTACCTTGCCAAGTGCATCATCAATAGTGCTAGTCTTGGTCTTTAGTCTCATGTCTGAATAGTAAGCTGTAACATTGCTGGTTGAGCGAAACTGGACACTAGCTAAAACGTGGGAGTTGTTTACCTCAAGACGTTCTGCACCACCTGTAACTACACGCCATTGGTCTGCTGCGTGAAACTGCATGTAGGTGTTGGTATCGCCGTTGTGGTACATTATGTTACCAAGGTACATATTTTCTACAGTGCTAGGACCAGCTGGACCTGTAGCACCAGTAGCACCTGTAGGACCTTGTGGACCTTGTGGACCAGTAGCTCCATTTGAGCCAGCCGCACCAGTGTTTCCCGTATTACCTTTAGGTCCAGTAGGTCCCGTAGGTCCAGTAGAGCCAGCTGGGCCTGCTAAACCCTGAGGGCCTTGTGGGCCTGTGGCTCCCTGTGGACCTGTAGCACCAGTGTTTCCCGTGTCACCTTTAGGTCCAGTAGGTCCTTGTGGACCAGTATTTCCTTGTGGGCCAGTATCTCCTGCTACTCCGTCATCACCTTGTGGACCTTGCGGACCAGTAGAGCCTTGAGCGCCAGTAGCTCCTGCGGAGCCTGTAAGGCCGATAGGACCCTGTGGACCCGTATTTCCTATGTTACCCTGCGGACCTTGCGCACCAGTGGCTCCCTGAGGCCCTGTGGCTCCCTGTGGACCTGTAGCACCAGTAGAACCCGTAGGCCCTTGCAAGGCGGAGTTAGTTACAGTAGCTTTCTTCCAAGAACCAGCTGATACATCGTAGATAGGGAGGATGTCAGAGGAAGCAGGGTTGGAGTGAGTAGACAAGGACGTTAGTGCAGAACCAAGGTTGGCCTGAGTCACATCAGCACCAGAAGCAATGCCATCTAGCTTAGTACCATCTGAGGATACGTTGCGTCCGCTAACAGTCCCGACATTAATTACGTTAAGACTGTCGTTAATTACTTCGGTGCCGTTGATCTTGATTGCCATCGTCGTGTTCTCACTATTAGCTAAGGTTGATTAGAAGGTTGCGTCTGTTTCTACGTCATTAGCGACAGACATTGTGCCACTTGAGTTCATACTAAACTTAGTCACACCTTGATATTGAAAGATAAGGCTTCCACCTGTCTCAGTAATAGTCCAGTCACCTAAGTCTACTGTAGGCACGTTAAGTGTCCCTGACATAGTGTCGCCAGCAAGTTGTACGTAGCGAGTATCGTGTGTGTGACTGTCGTTTATCACTGTAGCAGTAATAGCAGCGTCAGCACTACCGTTGAAGGATACTGTACCTGTTACATCGCCAGATAAAGTAATGTTACGTGCCGTAAGAAGCTGTGATGCGTTAGAGGCTGTACCTGTAAGGTTGCCAACTACGTTACCAATGACAGAGTTAACCTTGATGTCCCCGTAGGAGAATGAGGCGTGTGCTGTGTCGATAGCACCCTCTGGCTCTGGTGAATACGCATCAAAGAACGTCCAGAAGTTAGTAGATACATCGTAGTACATACCAATGTGGGTATAACCTACACCAGAAGTGCCAGTGTTGCGGTTAGATGCAATACCTGTGTCTACGTTAGTAGGGGAGGCTACACCAGACCATACATCATTCAGAGTGTGTCCAGTAACAGCGTTGAACTTTACGTTTACGCCATCCTCAAGCTCTTGGTCGTTGCCTGTAATCTCAATCTCAGCAGACTGAGTGACAAAATCGTCAGTAGACCAACGGAAGTAGTCATCTTCTTGTGAGTGGCTAAGAGTTGTAATCTTTACCTTGAACGTCTTGTTACTGCTAGTACCCTTGTAGTGACCAGTGAACAAAGCGTCATCAAGACCCGTACCCGTGTGGGTAACGTCAGTAATAGTATCGCCAGAGTTAAAGTAGTTGAAAGAACCCGACAAAGAAATGTTGTTCGTGTTCGTGATGGTCTGCGTACCGTTAACCGTTAGGTCACCGTCTACCGTTAGGTCCGCATCAAAGTGTGCGTTACCCTCAACCCGCATCGTCTTGAAACTCTCATGCGAGATGTCAACATAGATACACCCGTTTACACCGCTGATTAGGCAGATACCTACTTCTGTAGGGTAGTTAGGATACGTAGGAGAGTCTGTCTGAGTACCACCAGAGGCACCTACAGCAACGTGTACAGGCACACCTACGGTTAGTGCAGATGTATCTACGTCAGCAATAAGACCACGAGTAGTAATATAACCTATAGAACTATTCTCAATGTCGTGAGTTGCAAGACCCACGGCCTGTGCTTGGCTGTATGTTCCGTCCGCCCTAGCGACAGCAATAGTTGGTGTAGCACCACTCTCGCCAGTTAGATAGACAGGAGTACCGTTGGAAACAGTCGATCCTGTGTCGTTATAGACACGGATGTACTCTTCTTGCCCGATCTGGAGCGTAATGTCGCTCTCATCGTTGTAGAAAGCTAAAGCACCGAAGGCTTTGTCATAGAATAAGCGACCCTCGGCGTAGGAAGGTTTATTAGCCTCGGTTGTGTGAACGTCTAGGTGTGTCTGTACTTCGGTACCATTAGTGTACCCATCGACATTCATGAGGACTGCTTTACTAGACGGCTGTGCGACAAAGATAAACTTAGTACCAGAAGTCCAATTAACTGCACTGTCCGCATTAGAGGACGAGAGGATGGTAGTACGTGCCAAAGTAGTTCCAGAGGCAGTGTAAGTACCAATACCCACTTCCCACTCAGCACCGTCAGTGCAAGAGTAGTAGGTCGTATTACCATCCCCAACAGAGGAGAACCCTTGAAAACCAGCTTCGGCACCTGCTAGTGTGTAAGTACCTGTACCAGTAGTTGTGGTAGATTCCTTCACACGATCTTTAATAACAAGTGCCATAGTTTATTCCTTAAACTGGGTCAGGGATGCCGATGTCAAATGTAGCAAGGGTAAATGTGTTACCGTTTGTTACAGACTGTGAGGCTGTAAGGGCTGCTGTAGCCAACAAGCGAGAGTTAGCTGTGTCAACTAGCGCATAGTGAGTAACTGTGCCTGTACCTGTGATTGAACCGTCAGCAATAGCTGATACTGTAACCTTACGTCCGCCACCAGCGCGATCCGATGGAGCAGCGATGGATAGGGAAGTCGAGTTACCCAACGCATAGGTTGAGGTAGCCTCTGTGTAGTCAGTAGCCTCAGTAGAGGTTACATAGACTGCGTTAGCTTCTAAGTCAAGGATTGATAGTCCTTCGTCGAAAACGCGATCATTAAGATATGCCATTATTTTTCTTCCTGTTCTTCTTCGGGAGCCTGTGGCTCTTCTGTTTCTGTAGCCCCATTAGGGTCATAATTCAATTCAGCGATGTCCATAAGGTTTTGGATAACCTCTGGGTGATTACTGACGTTAATATCCGCGCCGTTAAGGTTACGCAGGAACCCTGCAATCTCACGTAGGTCGTGAGGAGCGACATCACCAGCTTTAATAATTGGCATCAGTGAATAGTCCAGACCGTTCAACTCCCAAAGGCGCTCAACTAGCTGCTTGTTAAGTACATCAACAATCTGCTGTACGTAGCTCTCTAGGGCGCGGAGGAACAAGTCTGTCTTGCTTTTAGACAAGGCGTATGAACCGCCCTGACTGCCAAGCATTAGAAACTCAGAGAGAACGCTACGTGCAATATCATGCTGGTAACGTCTAACGATGGGGTCAATATCAATGTTACGTGATCCGCTAGACGACATAAGTTCGACATCTACTAACCTAATCTGGGTAGGAGAGCCATCTTTGTCAGGATACGTATCAGAGGGAGTAATGATGTAACCTTGTTCGTTGAACTTAACATCACGTAGGATTTGCTCTAGGTTTTGTCTAAAGGCAGCCTGTGATGGGGTAGCATCAGCTGAGAGGTACTCCGAAGGAATACGTGCAACTGGGATACCAGCAAGTTCACGCTCAACCGCAATAGCTTCGATAGCTTGCAGGTTGTTTAGGTACTCATAAGATGTATAAGCATTGCGTAGGATACTACGACCACTGGGATCGCCGTTAATAGTAGTAGTGCGGTAATAAAGGCTTTTGCGGGAGGGGATGTAATGGCTGTTAGAACCTGCATAGCTACCCTCTTGGTAAATGCCTAAGATGTCACCAGTCTGTTGGTTTACATCAAACTTAGAAACTGTCCAAGGCGCGCGCATAGCAATTTTACGGACACCCATACGACCATCAGAATACTTAGAACGCTTCTTGTCGTTAGTTTCAGTAGGACCAACACGGCGCTTATATACAATCTCGAACCAAGCGAAACCATAAGATAGGCAGGATAGAGCCTCAGCCACATGATCGTCAAGTGAGTGATCCATATCTTCCAGAACACTCTGTACATAGTCAGCCTCTTTTTGTGCAGCAGGGGTATTGTCAGCAGGGAATACCTTAAGGTCTACATCACGTAGTACCTGTTCAGTAGCATACATGACAGCACCGATAGTGCTATCGTTGTCACGCATCTCACGGTACTTGCGGATAGCCTTCTTGCCACGTAGCTCAGAGAGAAACTCGTCCGAACGGATTTGACCGTTGTGTGTGTTGTCGCCAGAGACACCTAAGATGCCTGTAGCTTCCGTTGGAGAAAGTTTCTTTGCCATTTTACTTTAAGCCTTGTGCGTTAGAGTATGCCAGCACTAGCTGTGGTTTTGCATATCCATTCAATGAGAGGTCCGTTATAGCCCATACCATAGCATCAAGACGGTCTGGTGAGCCTGTGGACCCTAAAGGTTCCCACTGTACCATCTGATCCTCTAAGTCGTTTAGTCCCTTGACGTGTTTAACCTTACCTTGTTCGTATAGAGCAGAGACAGGTTCAGCCCGTGCCATCTTACCCCTACTTGCATGTACGAGTTTAACTGGGACGGTTTCGTCTTCGGTGTGTAGAGTGTGTCGTACCATATCACCACCTTGGTTCTTCTCCGCAACAATGCGGTCAGCCATGTGTTTGTGATATAGGTCAATCGCCTTAGCAGCCCACTGTTGGGGAGTGTAGCGATCTGTGTGATCTTCTAATACGTATGCGATGCCGTTAACATCTATGCCAGCGACAATCATACCTGTCATATCGCTTTCAGCATTAGCACTAACAGCAGGATCAATAGAAACAATAATACGAGCAAGTTGTGGGATAGCATCTTTATCTACCTCACACTTATGCAGGAGGTTTCTATTCCACAAAGCACCTGATGCCTCGTCTAAGACCTCAGCGTATAGTTCCTGTCTACCAAGGCGTGTGCCTTCATACGTCTTCTTAACTGCATCTAAGAATGAACCTGCAAGGTTAGCAGAGTTATCAAAGGTAGAACCCTTACTGATAAGAGTGTTCTCATCCGCAATGATGCCACGTAGCAGCTTAGTTGTTTTGGGGGTTGTTGTCACAAAGACTTGTGGCTTACGTCCTAGACGTAGACCGAACATCATCATGTCCCAAGTCTCTTGTGCGTTGCGCCATGCGCAAAGTTCGTCAGTCCATGCACTAAATGCCTGTGGACCACGGAGACGCTCAGGGTCTTCCGCCGAGAAGAATACAGCCTTAGCCCCATTCTCCCATGTTAATGAATTGTTTGTTGGTGACCAGACGGGGAAGCCTACGTGTTTACCACGATAAGTCTCATCACCCTTCCAGCAGACATTAAGTAATCCACTGTCACCCTCGACCATAACTCGTCTTACATCACCCTTAGTGGGAGCGACACAATGAACGATCTTATCGCCCTTCTTAATACGATGACGTACCCATTCAGCACCAGCACGGGTCTTACCCCAGCCACGTCCAGCTAAGGCTAACCAAGTTGACCAATCGCCCTTCGGCTCTAACTGATCTGGTCTAGCCCAAAACTCCCAGTTGTACCTTAGCTCTTCTGCCTTAGCAGGGCCAAGTTTACGTAGGATGTCTGCAACCTCTTCATCGGAAAGAGACCGTAGATCGTCAGCTGTTACTGGAAGTTTCGTTGTCATCGGGGTTTGATTTTCCTAGTAGGCCCATCAGACTGTCAATAGCACTGTCATCTGTGTCAGGGTCTGTTTCTAGTTCCATCTCGTTAATCGTACTGTTAGGTGACCAACCACCCTTAGAACGTAGATAGAACTCTTGGGACTTAAAGTCACCATCTAAGGCTTGCTGCACAACGACATTACCAATGGCAGCGACAATACTAGCTTTAGTCTCAGCAATGTCTTCACCATATAGCTTATAGAAGGTAGCTGTACTTGAGGGTGCATTTTGATACTTCTGGATCGACCCCATAATATCTTTAATGGAGACACCATTACGGACGCCTTCACGTACTTTCTTAGCGATGATCTCGCTGTAGGGAATTGAAGGGATCGACATAATAGGTTCTCTCTTAAGGTTTTACCCCATCGGCATGACCACATCTCTTTATGGTTTATATGATGGAAAGGTTCGTCATGGTTGGGGGAAACTTGTGTAGCACTAAAGTGGAATTGTAGTAAATACTACAATAGCTCCGACCTAAGCATACTATAGTATATACTTACGTCTCTATACTACATTGTATATATACTGATATGTATAAATACTTACGTAGGAAACTTACGTAGTGCTGTTACTTATATATACACCCCTTTTTCTGCAATAGTAAACATGAGATTCTCAACTATTTTATATGTCGTTGATATTACACGAATGTTTTTTTGTTAGGGGTTACTTAAGTAGGTAGCGCAGGTCGTTGTCGTGAGTGGGTACGCGATGTCGGGGAGGTAATAGACGCTTGTATGCGACCGTATGTCGCACCTTAGTTGTACGATTATTTTTTTTATGTTGGAAATATAAGTGGTAACGCGCCCCACCCGCGAATCACCCCCACAATCTGGAGGGTCCCAAGCCCTTGTCAATACAAATGTTCGCTTGACAAATGTTTTTTACTGCGCTCGGAGGGCGAATCGCC